TCTCCAATGGGCGAAAGACACTCATTATGTTTCAAAAGTTATTGAAGGAGGTACCCAACTGGTCTAATGCCATGTCTAAGCAGCACAGTGACAATATTGCGAACCGGTGTGCATGGTTCAATGACCTCTTAGCGGCAGTCTTTGTCGCATCCACAAAGATTCTCTCGGCTGTTCGTCTCAAGGCGGACAACAAGAAGATCAGTCTCAAGCTCCCAAGCAACGAAGTTTTCATTCAAACGTGTTACAACAATGTGGCCAAGGAACTCTACAAGGATCCATATTTGTTCCACGAGGAGCAAAGTGAATACGCTCGTGATGAGGACTTGACCCGACGTTTCTCTATATGCATCGAGGCTACTGTGAAGGAGCTCATTCCAGTCAAGGAAATCCTCCAGACCTACATGTCCCAGACGGAGGGGCTACGGGACATTGATCTCAATGGTGAAGTCCATGATAGTGAAGATCCAGAGGTGTTTGAGGGTCCAACCGACGATGCCTTCCCAGAACCAGAGGCCGAACCATTCCCAGAAGACGAACCCATGATGGGCGGTGAGGACCCCCTCCAACCAACGGGTCTCGAAAATGAGTTCAAGACTGTCCCAGGTGTCCAGGCGCCAGCACCTGAACCATTGACGACGGCTCTACCAACTGAGCCTGTAATGGAACCCGAGGACGATGAGGGTGTCTTCTTTGGAGATGCCCCAGAACAGCGTGTAAAAAAAACTGCGTATAATTAAATGGAAGATCTATCAGAATATCTCCGAGACCCCATGAGCGCTGCCGTGATCGCTGCGGCTTTGACTGCTGGTTACATTCATGTGAAGGCCCAACTCAATAATGAGGGTAAGTTGGAACTCAATAAATACACCAAGCCAGCCGTCCTAAACGCAATCCTTGTATTTTTCATTGTCTCCAATGGCCTTGGTCAGAGAGAGGCTATCTCCAATGAACCTTTCTAAACTTAAAGATTTAACCCTACAAATAAGAAAATGGCGTCTGTCACTGCGTTTAATGACATGCTTTCCCAATTTCTTGTGGAATTGCACAAGACTTTTCCAGATGAAACCGGAATCAAGAAGATGACTACCTCCTTTGAACTTCTCAAGAGTACGAATCCACGCCTCATCGTGGATGGCTTCATGAAAGGTGTGACCCCCTTCGCAGACAGAATCTCTGCAAAGGATGAAAAGTTCATCCTCGAAGAGATTGAGAAGATTGAAATCCTTAAGGATCTCAACATTAAGAACTATTGGGCACGTATGAGTCCAGCCACGAAGGCGGCAACTTGGCAATACCTCCAAACCCTCTACATGTTGGGTACTACGATCACTGCTATTCCAGCCGAGACACTCTCTCTGATTGAGAGTATCGCCAAAGACTGTGCAGACAAGATGCAGACCGAGGGTGGTGAGATTGATCAAGATGCACTCATGAAGATGATGGGTAGTATGCTTGGTGGTATGGGCAAAAAATAAACTCGTGCTATATTAAATGAAGGCTTGGTTTGACGATCCTCAGCAACTTACGAGAGTTGATAAGGTTTCTCAATTCTGGCCTAACAGTGATCAAACCCCAGAAGACAGAATCAATGCAGCCTCTCGGTTTGTCATATATGCATGTGGTATCATTTACCTTATTCGCCGTGACCTACGAATCTTTGTTCTTGGTGCCACTGTTCTCAGTGTTCTTTATATTCTATACAAGTCGAAGATGGTGAAGGAAACCTATGGAATGGCCTCGAGTGGTGATACATTGGGTTGTCAGATGCCAACCCAAGATAACCCAATGGGTAACGTTCTCATGACCGACTACACAGATGCACCTAACCGCCTCGAAGCGTGCTACTACCCAACTGTGAAGCCATTCGTGAAGAGCTATCTCGATGACCGTATCCCCTATGACGCAGGACGATCTCGTTCACCTCACCCCAAATACCAGCGCAGTGCTGCGGCTCGTCAGTTTATCACAGCACCAGTCTCTAAGATTCCAGGCGACCAGACTGGTTTCGCCGAATGGCTCTACGGACCCAAGAACGGTCGTGATTGTAGAAGTCACCCAGAGTTGTGCGATCCAAATGCTCGTGGTGTCCAGCTTGAAGCGTTTGCGGGTCTCGATTCGGCCGGTGATAGCCGAGTTTCTCATCGGGGTCACGGCGCCCCCCCATCTTAGATTATAAATATTCTTATGTAATAGTAAATGGCGTACCAACTTCAACCTGGTCTTACGATCGTTCAAAACTCAGGGGCTCTCCCATCAGTGCGCGCCACGGAAGAAATCTTTATGTATCCTCAGCCCAGTTCTTTGAACTGTGGTGGGTGTCGCCCAAACACCATGTTGTATGGCACATCGCCATATATGGCGGGTAAGGGTTCTCCAGCGCAATACATTGATGTGAGTGACCAACTTCGTCCACAATCAACGACTCGATTTAATAAGGTTATCGTTCCAACATATGAACGTAACCTCTTCCCACTCTCAAATATGGAATGCAAAGTGCCTCTTCGTACTATGACGTATGAACCATCAAGTACTCGCGCGGAACTCCAGAACGGCCTCTTCCAGCAAAGATACGCTAATAAAAATGTTACTAAGAAATAAGAATGGCTGACCCTATTTCTCTTGCAGCTATTGCGGGTTTGATTTTTGCTGGTAGGACTTTGAGTACCAAGTCTGAACCTGAACCAGTTGTTCAAGTTCAACAGGTTGCCCAAGAGTCTCAACTCATTGATGAAGTTCCAGAATTTGTAGAGAGAGACTTCGAACCACGTCTAGAAATACCACAAAAGATGGAGATGGCGAGTTTCGCGGACATTGGTCGCCAACAGCGAAGTGGTGGTCAGGAGATCCTCAATATGAGAAATCGTATGTATGATACGGGTCGTATGAACAACCTCTCCCCAATCGAGAAGCAGATGGTTGGTCCAGGTTTAGGTCTCAGTGCAGACACCCCAGCTCAAGGTGGTTTCCAACAGATGTTCCGTGTGAACCCAATCAATGTTGGTGAGTATCGTCTCACCACGCTTCCAGGCCGCTCAGGTCCAGCCGCAGATACTACAGGTGGTCGTGGGGCGATTGTCGGTCAATTGACCCACAATAAACCAGAAACAACGGCGCACCTTCCCTCTCGTCTCCCCACAATGGCTGGGCGTGCCCAAGGTATGTCTGGTGCGATACCAAGAGCCAGTCACCAGAAGACGATGCGAACCACAAACCGTTCGGAGACTGGACAGCGTTCGGATGCTCTTGGTTACAATGGTGCCAAGCGTTTTGTTCCAGCCCAGACGATGTCACAAGATCCAACTCGCTTCAAGAGTGATCGCAATGATATGCACTTTGGATATGCAAGCCACGCGGCGCCAGGTATCACCAACTTCAGCGGTGCCTACTCGACGAGTGCGGCTGCCCAAATTACCACGAAGAATAATGAGGAATTGATGAAGTATGGTTTCCGTCCAGAGGATCGCAGAGGTAAGGCGAACCGTATGGGTAACGCAGGCCGAATGAATGTTCGGGAGAGTGCCCTCAAGCAAGGTGGTGCTCTCACAGCTGTCCGCGCGGACAGTACCCGTATTGATGGACGCACTGGTCCAGCGAACGGGGGGTGGACTCAAAACTACCAACAGAAGCCCTTCCACCAATTCAATGCATACAAGGGTCACGAGAACCCCAACTCACGAAACTTGGATATTGCGAAGAGACAACTCCAGAACAACCCACTCTCCCACCACATTTATTAGGTGTTCCACACAAGTGTAGACAAAAACAATCATTAAAATATTGTACCTGTATTTTAATGAAGGTTCATACCCTTGACATAGACAGTAGTGAGAGATACACAAACGTGTACCCTTATGCGAATAACTATGTCGTGACCCTAAAAGAGCCAATGTATGATGTCACCCAAATCACATTGGTCTCCGCGCGCATTCCAACACCACAGTTACACGTGTGTGATACAAATAAGACTTTTAGTGTGAATGGCTCCGATATCACATTGGACGCAAACAACTATACGAGTGGTACAACTATGGCGTCGGAACTTGAACGTCAGTTATTTCCATCCTCCCCCATAGATCAAGTATCATTTGATGAATATAGAAGTACTCTCACATTTTCAAATACACTTGGTACACATGACTTTACATTTGAATTCTTTGATGGAACAAATGGCTATATGAATGGGACCAACTTGACTACACCACATCAAGTTTTAGGGTTCTCATCCAATAATCAATCATCATCAGGCTACACTCTTACGACTGGTGCCATTAATCTTAATGGACCAAACTCCATCATTTTGAGACTCACAAGTGGTTCAGATGAATTTACGAAAACAATTTACTCCAATACACCATTTTATACAGGTCACATTCTATTGAATGGATCGGACGTTGTGAATTATAGTCATGCGGACGATCCACTAAATCACGAGTTCTACAAGGGACCGCAAAAGTTTATTAGGGATCTACGAGTTGAATTCTTCTATATGAGTCACGGACGCTTGATTCCATATGACTTTAGAGATCAGGATCACATATTAAAGCTCGAAATTACAGGATCTACAGATAAACTTGAGGGTCTACCAAAGGTTCCCCTCGACGTTGTCAAGAAGGAGTTACCGCCGCCAATAAGTATCCCCGAAGTTCTGGGGGATTCTTATAGATGGAAAGAGTACATCTCTATTGGAGTGATTGTATGTATAGGGATGGTTCTCCTATTGCTTATGAAGCGACGCCCAAAACTTAGCGAGTAATCGCGAAGACTGGTTGCGCTGGCTTGGAGACACGGGTGGAGATGCTAGACACAACCATGTAGACCGCAATGGACAACAAGGTGGTGAGGATCGCAGTAAGGGTGTACTGGCTACCACCGTTCTTTGGCACCTTGATCACTTGTTGGATGACCCAGCGGACCAAGTCCATCCAGCTCATCGCGGCGGCGAAGGAGAAGCCCGCAACAATGGAGTTGAGGGATTGGGTTTCCAATTCTTGGGTAACAAGGTTAACAGTCTTGAGAGCTTGGGCGGTCATGTCAGCCATTGTGAGAGTTTTATATTATTGACATAGAAATTTATTTACTCTGGTAACAGCTCCTCCTTCTGGATAATTTTTTTATATCTGGGTTTTCTGACTACACGTGACTTTGCGAAAATTTGTTCCTCCTCGTCATCGGAATCTCCATCGGTACTACTGTCTTCACTGCCAGTAGCCTTGAATGATTTATATTCAGAAATTGTCCAACCCTCCGGAACCGATGTACTCATTACTATTAATAGCATTTTTTAACATCTCTTCTACCGGACTTTGTGGTACCCACTGGTCCCAGCGGTCGTAGGCTTCATTCATCTGCCTAAAGGTGGTGTCATCGCCTGAGTATCTCTCAAATGGGGGACAGTCCTCGGGTTCAACTTCTTCCAAATCCTCTTCGTCTGAGGAATCAGAATCGTATACCTCTGGGTAGAGAGATCCAATATTTTGACCGACTGTATACATTGCACAATACTTAATTGCGTATTCCATATCTTCTGGGAGAACCGTGTCACGCCCACATGCTTTGGAATATTCAGCTGCCAAGACCATACTTCTCTCAAGGACTGGGAGAAGGATACCAATGAGAGCATTCTGTTGGGACTCCTCGTAGCCCCCTGAAGATTCACCAAATCCAGTTTTCATCATAT